CTCCTACGTCGTTCGTCTGAACATGCGTGGGTACCACATTCAATTTCGGGCGTCTGGAGATCATTATGGGACGCGGAGATCCAAACGGGGGTGATGTGTCCATAGAAGGACGTGGACATGATGACGAAATATCTTGGATATTCAGCGATGGAATGACAGAAAGCACTCTATGAGGTTTCCCAGTCGGTGTGGGTGGAGGAGACGTTGCAATGGATCGAGCCGCCTGAATGAATTCTTGCAAGTCTTCCTCATTCCAAATTGGTATGGCATTCTTGGGTGTCTTTTCTATGACGGAATCCGGAACATCGTCTATCTCATCACTATCTTCCGATTTAGTCGCAATTGAACTGTCCGTCAGTGATCGTGTACTACCCGTGTGTGTGCCAATGATGTTGTTTTTGCATTCGCGTTGCATGATCGGAGCAATATACCGTCATCATAGAAACCACCATTGTCCTGAATATCGAGACGGCGGCAGTGCTGTACCTCACAATGGTACCACACAATGGTACCACAATGTACTATATTAAATACTCGGAATGAATTCCCAGTCCAGGTCGTTGCACACCTTTTTCCATATTTGGTCCTGTTCCCGCTGTTTGTCCACGTCTTTCATCAACACAATGTATGGCAAATACTGTTTCTGGTCGAGCAATACGCACAACTGATACAAGGTATAGGTATAATTGAAAAAGTTGGTCCGGTTGGCGGGGCAATGGGTCGCCCATGGACCCTGAATCTCGATGAACAGGACACACAGCGTCTCGTGCAATTCCTCGTTCATGATCGGAGGTTTGATCCCGAACAGCGAATTGATGTATTGGATGTGCTCAAAATACTTGTTGAGACCCAGTTTACGCAAAATATCGCGCATCTTATCGTACGTCAATTGCGATACATCCGTGATGCGCTCCTTCTTGATCCGCGCCCGGATCATGTCGATGACTTCTTCCGGAATCTGCGTAGTTTCCTTCGCCTGGAACTGCGAAAGGATTTCCTTGAAATGATTGAGACGTATGTAGGCAGTATAGGATACTTCGTTCGGCGGCTCCTTGTTCACCGGTTTGGCGCTGTCGATGATGTGGGTGACCAAATTGCCGCACTGCACATTGTTGCAGATCAAGACCCCCTCTTCGTCTTGTTGGATCATTTCTCCGAGCATGCATAGATTGCACACATCGGACGAATAGACGTAGTCTTGCACATTCACGATTTCGTTGTTGACGTTTTTCCAATACGTCTGGAACATGTTTCGCGATTTGTTGTATCGCGCGTGCTCCAGTACGGCGGCGTCGGGGGTCGTGGATTTGATCCGGAAAAAATTGTTGAGTATGTTCTTGTTCTGCTTCCCCCCACCCTCGGCAATGTCCTTCTTGTCCTCGAAATACTGGAATATGTATTTCGAATTGTCGAGCAGGTATTGTTTGCGTTTTTTCGATAGAGCTCGGATATGCGCCTTGGTCTGCGCAATCTTGTCCGAAATGTCCATGTATTCCTCCAAATTCTTGTTTCGGCGGCATTCGTGGGCCCGGATCTTCAATTCACGCACTTCTTGGGTGCACTGCGGAATGGTCTCCGTCTCGATCCGGTCGAATTCCTCCAACAATTGGGTATGTTTCTCGTCGATGGTATGCGCCACGGGCGGTGCATGGGGTTTCGTCGCGCTAACGACGGATTTCTTGGAAAGGCCGGTTCGAGAGTCCATAGAAGGGCGTTTTTATACAGTCTCTTGTCATAGAATGTTTAGGCTGTTTTTTGTGTGTGCGATCGTTGTAATGCCCAAATCCGTCTATGGACAGAATCCATAGAAGACCCCGCCATGACGTCCGAAACGGAACATACGGCGATGGATACAACATCTGAATCTTCCTTGAATCGTGCAAAACTCATGTTTCTGTACAATGCTTTGGAGAACGGCTGGCGAGTGCACAAGAAAATGAACAATGTCTATGTATTTAGCAAACACCATCATCAAGACCGAGAATACTTTCAAAAATCGTGTTTGAGGGATTTTGTCCAGATGAACCTGAGTCTATGAAAGGAAGATACGATACGTACAGAAAACGTTGAGGATACATATGAAACCTCAGTGTAGTGACATAATGTTGATAATTCATCAACATTATATAGTATTATATTTATGTCCAACATAAGGTCTTTATTTCATAAATTAGTGTCCCCACCATATATTGATCTCCCCCAAATACCCAAAATATCATATCATCCATAGAAAACGTCTTTAGGCTGTTTTTGGCGATGTGCGTACTTTAGGGAAGTTTTCCCCAAATTATTTTCTTTGGTCAGTCTATAATTCTAAGATGGCTGGTGGTCTTCTTCAACTTGTTGCCTATGGTGCCCAGGACGTGTTCCTCACTGGAACTCCTGAAATTACTTTCTGGAAGGTGTCTTACAGACGCCACACCAACTTTGCGATGGAATCCATCGAGCAGACGTTCCAGGGCCAGGCTGACTTCGGTCGCCGTGTCACCTGCACCATCTCTCGTAATGGTGACCTTTGCTACCGCACCTACCTGCAGGTGACTCTCCCCGAGATCAACCAGCAGATGGTGCCCTCCAGCGGTACCGGCAACGACGGTGTCTATGCCCGTTGGTTGGACTTTATCGGTGAGCAGTTGATCTCCCAGGTCGAGATTGAGATTGGTGGCCAGCGCATTGATCGCCAATACGGTGACTGGATGCACATCTGGAACCAGCTCACCATGTCTGCCGAGCAGCAGAGAGGCTACTTCAAGATGATCGGCAACACGACCCAGTTGACCTACATCACGGATCCCCAGTTCGCCTCCATCTCCGGCCCTTGCGCCTCCTCCAGTGGTCCTTCCCAGGTGTGCGCCCCCCGCAACGCCCTCCCCGAGACCACTCTCTACATCCCCTTGTTGTTCTGGTTTTGCCGCAACCCTGGTCTTGCGCTCCCTCTTATCGCCTTGAAATCTGTAGGGCGGAAAAACGTTCAGACTAAAGCATCCGAGCCCTGCTTTAGTAAAAATCTGTTGTGGTCTCGGGAGGAAATGTTTCCTCATACCCAGATGTTAGTCAGTGCCTGTTGCTAAGGATGCAACATGAACCGGCGACATCGCCAAATTGTTCGGGAAACCCGTAAAGACGTATAAAGAGAATTGTAATCAAATACAATTCTTGGGGTACCAAGCTGTAAACGAAAGTTTACAGTGGCTGAGAGTAGCACTCAGGTATGGTAACAATCCCCCGTATGAAGATACAAGAATATCTGTATCTGAAATTGGCAATCCGCAGCCAAGCCTCTACGTCCACTATGATAAGGATATGAGGAAGGTTCAACGACTAAATGGTGATGGGTCTGAGAGATTGAATCAATCTCAATGAAGGCTTAAGATATAGTCTATTCCCCGGCTCCTGTTCTCGTAAGTTATATTGTTGATCAATTATGAGAATGCCGATAAATACCCCGAAAGGGGGGGTAAACGTGAAGTACAGTATCACGAAGTCAAGATCAACCTGGACATTCGCCCCATCGGCGAGTGCCTCTGGGCGGTCAAGTCCCTCAACCAGACTTCCGGCACCCAGTCCGTCCCCATCGCCTACCAGCAGTCGTTGGTGGCCGCGTCCCTCTACGTCGACTATATTTTCCTCGACACGGACGAAAGAAGGAAAATGGCTCAGTCCCCGCATGAATATCTTATCGAGCAAATCCAGTTTACTGGCGATGAATCGGTGGGGTCTTCCTCGAACAAGATTAAGCTCAGCTTCAACCACCCCTGCAAGGAGCTCATCTGGGTCGTGCAGCCCGACGCCAACGTCGACTACTGCTCGTCCCTCGATGCCGCCAGCACCCTCTACAAGACCCTCGGTGCCCAGCCCTTCAACTACACCGACGCCATCGATGCCCTCCCCAACGCCATCCACGCCTTCGGTGGCCCCGCCGAGACCGCCTCCGGCAACTGCATGGTCTCCAGTGGCCGCTTCGGTGCTCCTGGTGCCATGGACGACACCGGCGCCACCTCCGCTGCCAACTGGCAGGCCGCTTCCTCCATGGACCTCCCCTTCGACGCCCAGAACATGGGCTCCTACGGGTCCGACGCCGGCACCTTTGTCCTCGCCGACACCGCCCCGCACCGACCGGAAGAGCAACCGTCTGAACTCCAGT